TATTAGATATACCTACGACACAAGTGTTGACGCAAATGTTGACCATGCGCCAAACATAACTGGCGTTGTTTCCACTATCAACCACGACTTTATTTCTGGAGAGATTAAAAAGACGGTTATCGTTTTCTCTGCGAAGCAGACAGACGGTAGTTTCGACACTAATTCAACGTTTCACGCTGATGTCGAAATAGGCGGCTATGCTACTGTTGACCCGACCAAAGTCACAGAACTCGTAGAATACTCAGTTCAGCACGATGTAGAGTGCGTCCAATAATGACAAAACTACTAGCAATACTATTATTAGTTTGTCCTGGTCTAGCGCTAGGACATGCTATGTCGCCACCCAGTCAGGTAGTTCAGGCTTTACTAGTTATACACACAGAGGATTACACCCTCAGAAATGACTATAAACACCCTGCCGTCTATGAAATTCTTATTATGAACAAAGATGGCTCACCAGCAGACGAGTGGAGAACAGAGCAGAAAGTTTTTAAACTTCTGCCTGGCTCTGAAAGAACCTTTACATTAAGGTTCAAAGTGACAGAGACAAGAAAACTTCTGGTATGTACCAGATTAACAGAGATTGGAAAAAATAATGAAAAGCCTAGCATTCGCAGTACTTTGTGTAGTCGCCTTATCATCAACAGCGCAAGCTAAGGTTGGTTCTAGTTTGCGCAACGATTTCGGCAATAGCTGTAATCAGAGCCAAAGCACGGGACGCTCAGTAGAGTTTGGGGGAAACCTTAACACCGAGACCGACGAAGCAGAAATATCCTTCAAATACGTAATTGAACTTGGTCGAACAAAATCCAACACGATTGACTGTGTGGATATGTATAGAAACACTATCCGTATGGAGAACCTCAAGATAAGGAAGATGGAGCTTGAATTAAAGGTTCTTGAGCGGAAACTAAAAGACGCCGAAAACAACACCACCAGCACCGGTGATGACTGGTAAATATAAGCAAACAATCCTTGAAGTGTGACAAAACAATGAAACCCATTATATCCGCAGCAGTTATCGCTATATCAATCGTGACGACAGCACAGGCAATCTTGGCAGACAATTTGTCAGTCAACGATCATTGTCTGTCCGTCTCGTCCGCGGCTATGACTGTTATGGAAATTCGCCAAAGCTACAACTTTTCACTGGGACTGGTGCTTGAAGCAGTAGCGGGCGATCCTATCATAGAATACCTAGTACTGGAAGCCTATGATGTCCCTAAACATTCAAAAGAAGAACATCAACTCGAAGCAACAGCGCAGTTCGGAAAAAGAATGCTAACAGAATGCCTTGGTATAGAATAAAAATATCATGTATCTTATAGAAAAAAGATGAAAATAAAGATTGACATCCAAGGCGCCTTGGTATATTGTATATGTATAGATAGAATCATTGTAAGGCTATGACAAATGAAAACCACTAAAGTCCAAGATCCGTATGATACTGACCAGGTTCTTCAACTAGCAATCATGGTTGATCGGAAACAAGGGTTCATCAAGAGTGGTTACGGATACGTAAATCATAGTGCCGAACTTGATGATCCAGAACGCATGATTTATGATAATAAGACTGCTATCATGCGTTACCTTAACTCAGAAAATATCTCAGAAATACCCGACGATGTTATTGCTGAGGCAAATAACATCAAGGATACGTTCCGCAATAATCTTATTACCAAGAAGTTAATGGGTTACCTAAGCGACTTTGATATCGATGTCATGGAAACTATTAGTGAAGAAAAAACAAACAACTATGGTGTAGCGATTCTTGCCAGCATTCCGAATAGTTTTCGTATCACTGCCAAGCGTGATATATTGGACCAATGGTTCGATGACATGCGCAGCAAGAGTGAGTTTATCGGCACAATAGGCGAGAGGTATCAGATCCAGATAGAAATAAAAGATGTCAAGTATATTTCCAAGATTGGCATTCACCTAGTAACAGGCGTTAATCAGGAAGATAATATCATAAAATTCTTCTTTAATAAAGAGCCTGATGTTTCTGGAATCATTGAGGGGAAATCCTTTGTTATAACAGGAAAAGTCAAATCACACGATGTCAGCAAGTTCAGCCAATGTAATGAAACTGTATTTCATTATGTAAAAATTCAAGAAAGCGCTTGACAACCTCACCCAGTAATGCTAGTATATACGTATAGATAGAATCAGTTTAATGGAAGTGAGAGCCAGAATGACACAGATACTCGTAAAAAACGGAACATACGACAAATCCCCGGTAGCCGACAAAGTATTCACGCTAGTTCGTGATTACAAGATGGGCGTTAATGGAGGTTTCGTCACAGTAGACGGCAACGATACTCCAGGATATCCTCCTCGTAATATTCGAATCAAACTTGATAGCGCAGATGATTATTCACTAATCGAAGATGGCGAATCAGCCACTGCTGAATCAGATGATCAGATTATCGACAGATTGCGTGAGCGCTTTCAAATCTTGGAAGACATGACCCACGCATCTTGTGAAGGTGTTGTACGCGGCATGGTTGTAACTGGACCTCCTGGTGTTGGTAAAAGCTACGGTGTTGAACAAGTAATCCGCGAAGCAGATGTTATGAACATTGTATCTGGCGGAACTTCCAGCACTGGAATGAAGTTCGGTATGGAAAAAGGCGCAGCAAGCCCGATTGGTTTGTATAAGTTGTTGTACGAATATGCCGGCGCAGGAAGTGTTCTTGTATTGGACGATTGCGATAGTGTGTTGTATGATGAAACTTCACTCAACTTGCTTAAAGCGGCACTGGACAGTAGCCCGCGTAGGTTCCTTTCTTGGCGCAGTGAGAGCCGGGTTCTTCACCACGAAGGTATCCCTAACAAGTTTGAGTTCAAAGGCTCGGTCATCTTTATCACTAACCTCAAGTTTGAAAAAACACGTGGCAAGATTAAGGATCACCTTGACGCTATCATGAGCCGTTGTCACTATCTGGATCTGACTCTTGATACAATGCGCGACAAGTTCCTTCGCTGTAAGCAGATTGTTGACGATGGTATGCTGGACGAGTATAACTTTAGCGATGATGAACAATCCGCTCTGCTTGATTATATGTTTGACAACCGTATGCGCCTTCGTGAAATGAGTTTGCGTATGGTCACTAAGATTGCCGACCTTCAAAAGATGAACGGCACAAAATGGAATCGCTATGTGGAAATGACTTGCATGAAGCGATCCTAGTAACATTCTGTTAGTTTTTGGCACCTCCTCTGTCACTCTCACATGCTAACAGAACAACTGAGGGGGCAAGTAATAATATTACTTGTCCCTTTTTTTATTAAAGTATTGACATTAATCATAAAGTGTAGTATAGTAAAAACATGAAATGTAAAATTATCCTTAAAGACGAAGTGAACTGTAAACTGGAAGGTTTAGAGTTGACCACCCGCCGCAAATGTGAAAAGAAACTCAAGTTTTTTCTACAACACGCCCGCCATACTCCTGCGTATAAGCTAGGCAGATGGGACGGCTGTGTTAGTTTCTTCACCGTTGGCGGCAACACATTTGTAAATGCTCTTCCTCATATCTTTGACATCATTCAGAATGATGGATACGAGATTGAAATAGATGACCGTCGCGCCAAGTGGAATATTGAGTTTCCTATGATTGCTGAGGATCACTTTGGTGATAAATCTTGGCCAGAAGGTCACCCAGTTGCTGGTACTCCAGTTATCTTGCGTGATTACCAAGTCGAGATTATCAATAAGTTTCTAGCAAATCCACAGAGTATTCAAGAGATTGCTACGGGTGCTGGCAAAACACTTATGACTGCCTCCCTTAGTAACTTGATTGAACCATATGGTCGTAGTATTGTTATCGTGCCAAACAAAGACTTGGTAACACAGACAGAGGAAGATTATATCAATCTAGGTCTGGATGTCGGTGTTTATTTCGGTGACAGAAAAGAATATGGCAAAACTCACACAATCTGTACATGGCAAAGCTTGAATATTATTGAAAAGAACTATCGTGATGGCAAGAATGAAATGAGCCTGGATGATTTCGCCGAAGATGTGGTATGTATCATGGTTGACGAAGTGCACCAGGCAAAAGCAGATGTTCTAAAGAAATTGCTAACTGGCAGTTTCCGTAATGTTCCTATTCGTTGGGGATTAACTGGTACTGTACCAAAAGAAGACAGCGACCGGCTAAGTCTTGAAGTAGGACTAGGTGAAGTTGTTCACCAACTAGCAGCAAGTGATTTACAGGATCAGGGTGTATTGTCTTCGTGTGATATCACCATACTACAAATGCAGGATGATGTTGCGTATGATAACTATCAGAGTGAACTTACATTCCTAACAACCAACAACAAGCGACTTGATTACTTGGCTAAGAAAATTCAAGAAATGTCACTGACTGGCAATACACTTGTATTGGTTGATCGCATCGCCGCAGGTCAGGGACTAGTAGAGCGACTAGGCGATGATGTTGTATTCGTTAGTGGCAATATGAAAAGTAAAGACCGTAAAACAGAATACGATTCGATTAATACGGGTAATAATACTATTACTATCGCCACATACGGAGTTGCCGCAGTCGGCATTAACATTCCACGAATTTTCAATCTGGTGCTGGTGGAACCGGGAAAGAGTTTTGTGCGTGTTATCCAAAGTATTGGACGTGGCATTCGGAAAGCTAAAGACAAAGATAATGTACAGATTTGGGACATTACCAGCAATGCGAAATTTAGTAAGCGGCATTTAACAGAACGAAAACGCTACTATAAAGATGCAAACTATCCCTTTAAGATAGAGAAAGTAAATTATAAAAATGACTAGAATTTTAACAGTAGAAAACCAAAGTTATGACTTGGACTTTGTACCAGAAGAAGTCGATGACATGCGTTATTGTGTATTAGACTATAGTGATAAAGAAAACGCAGATTATATTTTTGTTCCTCTTGTATTCCTAGAAAGTTTTAATGCGCCAGCAGCAGTGCTGAAGATTGGCAAATACACA